CTCTGCGCCTGACCCAGAGCCAATGACACCGTACGACTCCACGTCGGATGATGAATCGCTTCCAGACCTTGAATCCGTGCCTGAGCCGGAGGTCGAAGCCCAGGCGGCCCCTGACGCCCCTATGACCCAGGCCGAGCTGATCGAGTCCATTACTCTCTGTTCCCAGACCTTGCGTTGCTCTTCTTTCGTGTACCATTATCTTGGCGACGACAAAAGGCTCATCATCACTAAGAGGACCCCCCTTTACCTCGCCTCTCTGCCGCGCTCTCAGCTCGTTGCTATCAACGACCACCTCCTCGACTGCGTTTGTGTCTCCAAAGTCAGATTCGTCACTGAGAACCTCAGTGAGAAATACACCGTCGACTGCACTTATCAGACCCGTCTTATCGACGCTGTCCCAGTCGAGGTTCGTAACTCGTCTTTTTACCACAAAGACCGACTCGTGGCCCCCCATTCGACTCTTGGCTCCCTTGGCTACTGCAAGCCTCAGGTCGTTCTTCTCAAACCCACCAAGAGGCGTGGTGGTAACAATGAGAAAGCGGGTGATCTCCCACCCGACCTCCCCTGCTCTCCTCTCAGGGAAGACGATTGCGCCAAAGCGGTCGTTCCTCAGCGTCGCGCTGCTCTGGCGCCGCCCATGGCCCCACTTCCTTCCGGGCCCCACCTCGGCTTTCTCTCTAGCCGAGCCGAGAAAAAGCGCAAGACTTTCATTACGCCGGAGCGCGGTGTCCCTGAGTCTTGGGAGGACGATCCAGTTGTGGCCCTCCCCCCCGAACCCGTCCGTCTCAAGACGCGCCGCATCCGCGTCAGGGCGGAGCCCCACCCACCGATGGAGTTTGACGCTAACGTCAAGGCCTATCTCTACCATGCGTCCCACGCTTCTGCATGGCTTCAAGAGATGGTCGGCACTGCTTCGGGGTTTGAGCTTTTCGGCACCTCCACAGTGGCCCTCGTCGGGCCATCGAGGTCGGCCATTAGTCTGCATGCGATTGATGGCGCCAACGAGGCGCCGTCCCGCGTCCCTTTTGGCTGCTCCCTTCGCCGCGTCTCTTATCAAGAGGCCCCGAAACGGTCGAGCTTCTATCTCATCGGCATGGGCTGGCTACAAGCCCTCCCGTCCGTCTTCGCTAACACCCCTGGCAATGAGCGTAGGGCCCTGGCTCTCCGCCACCTCCGCACCGTCGACACAGGCGGCCCCATCACAGACTACTGGGATTCCGCTGTAGCTGATCACGGCCCCAAGCTTCTCCGGCTTTTCGGGGCCTTGCCTACTCGCGTGCCGCTCCACGAGTGGTATGAGGGCCAACCGAACGCGAAGAAACCGGCCCTATGGGAGGCCATGAAGACCGGAGACTGCTCTTTCCTCGACCCCGTGCACCACGAGCGGTCGTTTTTCATCAAACGCGAGCTCGTTTGTGGCAAAGAGACCCTTGGTTCCAGTTACGCGAACCCCAGGGGCATCCAGGCCTACCGAAACCCAGCTCTTCAAATGGTTCTCGGCCCTCTCATGCACACCATCCTCAAGTGGATGTCTGCGCCTTTCCTCGAAGTGGATATCGATAAGCCGACTGATCACACCAGTTGGCCCGCCGTTTGCTCAACAGCCGGCGCTAAGTCTTGTCGCATTGGCCAGTGGTACTCAGACCATCTTGCCGCTGGCTTCGTCATCATCGAGAATGACTATTCAGCCTTTGACTCCACTCAGGGCCGCGGTTGCCACAACGCGGAGCGTTGGCTCTACGACCACTTCCGGCCTACAGTTGCCGAAGACTATGCGCTCAACATGCAGAGGCGCACTCGTGGCAAAGGGCGTTGGTATGCCTACACGGCCGAGCACACGCGAAAGAGTGGCGATCCGAACACCATGTGCGGTAACAATTGGATCAACGCCATATCTCACCTTGAAGCGATCAAGACCGCTTGCCCAGGCGCTCGTTTCTCAATGCTCATTCAGGGCGACGAC